GCCTACTAAGAAAGATGTTCAAACAGTCAACGCTGGTCTGTCACTTAGAGACTACATCGCTGTGGAGGCTATGCAAGCACTCATTAAGGTGTCATCAGAAAAAGACTCAGGCAATACCATCAAGTACTACACCAACCAAGCCTACTGGTGGGCAGATGCCATGATGGTGTCTAGAGATCAAGAACAAAAGGAGCTGCCACTATGAAAGCCTTTCCCATTCACTTTAAACACCCCACCACAGGACTCATTGTTGAGCACCTGGGTATGGATCTCAGAGATTATTTTGCATCTGTAGCATTGCCTATGGTTATGGATGAGTTTGCAAAAGAAGATGCCACAGAAATGGATTATCTTTTGACAGCTGGTATAGCGTATGACTATGCAGATGCAATGATGAAAGCAAGAGAGGTTAAGAATGTCTAATCTAGTCGCAATCAATGATATGCAAGTTATGGCTGAAACTCTGGTGAAGTCCAACTTCTATGGGTTTAAGACTAAGGAGCAGCTGTTGGCAGTCATGCTAGTAGCACAGGCTGAGAACAAACACCCAGCCACAGTTGTGCAAGAGTTTGACATTATCCAGGGCAGACCAGCTCTGAAGTCACAGGCACTCCTGGCTCGTTTCCAGCAAGCTGGTGGTAAGGTTGAGTGGCACGAGATGACCGACAAGGTATGCTCAGGCACGTTCTCACACCCCGCTGGTGGCTCTCTACGAGTTGAGTGGACCATAGAGATGGCAAAGGTTGCTGGGCTCTACAGAGACGGATCTGGCTGGTCCAAGTACCCAGCTGATATGCTCAGAGCTCGTGTCATCTCTAGAGCTGTCAGAGCTGTATTTCCTGGCTGCATTCTCGGTCACTACGCAGTTGAGGAAGTTATGGACTTTGATGTCAAACCAGGCAAAGTGGTTGATATGGGAAAGGTTGAGGAAGTGCTGCAGCCACCCGTTGCTGATGGTGCTTACAACCTCTACATCCCAGATGTGGATGAGCCCTACAGCAATCACCACACCGTTTCAGAGTGGATCAGAGCATATCAAGATCTTGTCTACAAGATCATGTCATCCGCTAAATACACCGCAGAGCAGAAGTTGTCCAAGATCGAGTCATTGTCTGTCGCTAACGAGTTGGTGCAAGTCAACTTCACACCGAAAGAAAGACTAGAGCTGAAAGCAGCAATCGCTGAGTGCGGTGCAGATCCACTTAACAGAAAGCCAACTATACAAGGAGATGAATAATGGCTGCAGGAAATAATTACCCAGAAACACCAGGCAAAGGTGTGATGTATTTCAACCAACCAGAAGACAGAAAGCACGAGTTGGCTCCTGACTTCTCAGGGTTTGTCGTGCTAGAGCTCGACTACAAAGCTGGTGAAAAGGTCTGGCTAGGTGCTTGGGAGAAACCCACCTCCAGAGGCACACGACTTCTGGTTGTCAAAGAAGACAACTGGGTCAAAAAGAAACGTATGGAGGAAGAGGGTAAGACACAGGCATCCAGAGCTGACAGACCCGTCACACCCGCCTACGACAGAAAGAAACGTGACGATGAGGACGTGCCCTTCTGATGGCAAAAGAGTCACCAACATCGAGAACACTTGAGGTTTTGCGAGAGCAAGGCTATACAGTTGCCATCGTTGAGAAGTGGAACCCTCATGCAAGGATACGTCAGGATCTCTTTGGCTTTATAGACATTTTGGCTATCAAGCGAGATGAGACCCTGGCTGTCCAGGCTACTGCAAGCGGGGTATCTGATCGTATTAAGAAAATCATGGCAAGCGAGTTGCTGCCAAAAGTGAGGGAAGCAGGATGGAAAATTCAAGTGTGGGGTTGGAGGAAGTCTGCGAAGACAAACAAGTATGTGCTGAGAATCGAAGACATATCGTAGAACTCATCAACATGAGTATGCAAGATCTGTACGACTTAGCCTACAAACAAGGGTACTCCGATGCTATGACAAAGGCATCTGATCTCGTGAGAGATACTTTTAAAACGGCTAGTGTATAGCAGCTGGGGGGCAAGCCCTCATCGTTAGACAGGGTCTGGCATACATCCTGTAGATACACAGTATGCCAACTAACAACAAACAAGGACTAACATGGCAGATAAGAAAGCAAACATTTTTGTAGCAACTCCTATGTACGGTGGTATGGCTACTGGCTACTACGTACAAAGCCTCTTAATGATGGCTCCTGTACTCTCACAACATGGTCACAACATGGCTTACTCTGCTATGTTTAACGAGTCACTCATCCAGCGTGGACGTAATCTCCTGGCTCACCAGTTCATGCAGCGCAAGGAGTTTACTCATTTGATGTTCATAGATGCTGACATCAAGTTCAATGCTGCAGATGTTCTCAAAATGCTAGATGCCGACAAGGACATCATTGCTGGTATCTATCCTAAGAAAGAGATCAACTGGAACGGTGTCAAGCAAGCAGCAGATGAGGGTGTGCCTGTCGAGCAATGGAGAAACAGGACTGGATCTTTAGTCATCAACTTGAAAGACTATGCGGGTACTGTCACAGTTCCAGCAGACAAGCCAGTAGAGGTCAACTGTGTTGGCACAGGCTTTATGCTCATCAAGCGTGAAACACTAGAGCACATGGCTAAGACACTACCAACATACAACAACGACATCACATTCACAGATGCGCAGCAGATCACAGATCGCATCACAGAATACTTTGCTTGCATGATAGAGCCAGGCACAGAGCGGTTGTTATCAGAGGACTACTACTTCTGCTACAAAGCCATTGAGTCTGGTCTGAGTGTGTGGGCAGCACCGTGGGTGCAGCTGGGTCACTTTGGTACTTACTTGTTCGAGGGTGGACTCCTACCAGCACCATGATGAATACAAAGATCGGGAGGTTAACAAGGCATTCCAGGATGTTGGACTTAGAGAATTTTCCTTGTTTCTGCTCTAACTCGTTGAACAACTAAATGGACTCCCCCCTATGAAAGTAATTACTCATAACGGTAGACAGTACCCAGCATTCCAAGCAGAGGGTTTTGCAGCACAGTTTGCAATCCCCTTTGCCAAGCATTTCTGCAAGGGGTACGGGTACGACATAGGCTGCAACCGCATGGAGTGGTGCTTGCCAGGTGCTGTGCCTATAGATCCACAGATAGACAACTCAGATGCCTACCAGCTGCCAGAGCCTCTTGTAGACTACATCTTCAGCAGTCATTGCCTAGAGCATTTGCCGAACTGGATAGATGCGCTGGACCATTGGACTACCAGGCTCAGATCTGGTGGTGTCCTCTTCCTGTATCTTCCACACTATTCTCAGAGCTACTGGAGACCGTGGAACAACCGCAAACATCTTCACGTGCTAGACCGAGAGTTCATTTGCGACTTTTTGCAAGACCGTGGCTATGTCAACATCATCGGATCTAACGTAGACCTCAACAACTCATTCATGGTAATCGGAGAAAAGGCATGACATCACAACTCTATCAAGCAGCCAGACTACACCTAGGTCAAAGACAAATAGGATTTGACTACATCTTTGATTACCTCAAAGACATCAAAGATCCAACCATCATCGAGACAGGATGCGCCAGGACAGAGGGTAACTGGGACGGTGACGGGCAAAGCAGTCTGCTGTTTGATGCCCACATCAAAGAGTTTGGTGGTCAATTCATGACCATAGACATCAGCCCAGAGAGCACCAAGTACTGCTTGAGCAAGATGCAATGCGAAAGATCTGCGGTGTGCGAGGGTGACAGTATCAAGTTCCTCTACGGTCTAGGTAAAAATATGCAGAAGAATAATAGTCAGATCAATCTACTTTACCTAGACTCATTTGATGCGCCCCGTGATGATCTTGCGGTCACAAATAAGTCTGCGCTGCACCACCTCTACGAGCTCACCAGCATCATGCCAAGCCTTGCTCCTGGCTGCCTGATAGGTGTAGATGACAACTGGGTTGTCAACGGTCAATTAGAGGGTAAGGGTAAGTATGTCTATGATTACTTTAAGTCACTAGGCATCGAGCCCTGTCTTGCAGCATATCAATTTTTTTGGAAGTTACCAGCATGAAGTACGTTCTTTGCAAACCCCGTGGTGGACTTAACGACACATTGTGCGAGATTGAGAAGTGCTGGAGATACGCTGAAAAGCACCACAGATACTTGCTCATAGACTCCACAGAGTCTGGCTTGCACGATGACTTCTGGAATTACTTTGGTACATCGTTCATGCACAGGAGTTCTGTCATCCGCAAGAACAACTACACCGAGCTCAACAAGCTCACAGCAAAGCCATCCGTCACAGAGGGAAAACTAGACTCCTACATTTCCAAGTACAGCCCAGTTGTTAACAACTTCATCGAGATCGAGTCTAAACAAAAGTTAACTTTCAACATGGATCTGGGTCACAAGGAGGACGTGCTGGTCCATGAGCAATGCTGGGAGGGTGAGTTCCTGTCTATCTATTGCCTGGACGGTCTAGTCTTTAAGCCACACATCCAGGAGTACATCAAGGCTAAGATTGCCAAGCTGGGTGAGTACGTCTCTGTTCACGTGCGTAACACAGACTACAAGATGGATTACAAATACCAGTTCATGAAGATGAAAGAGGACGTGGCTGGTAAGACACTCCTCGTCTGCAGCGATGACTACCAGGTCTTTAAGTATGCAAGAGAGTTCTTTGACAAGACCAAGGTGGTCAGACTCAGCACGTTTAAAGACAATGGTGGTGAGCCACTACATCACAAACATCACAGCAACCAGGAACAAGTGAATCTGGAGATGTTCACAGATCTTCTGGCTATGGCTCAGTCCCAGAAGTTGTACATCTCTAATGTGAACAATATTCAGAAGTACTCAGGGTTTACACTACTAGCCTATACGCTGCAGCAAAATCCTGAGATCGTTCACAAGCTGCTTAACGGGTCTGCTGGGTAGGAGACTTATACCCTGTGATGGATCTGATCTGATCTAAGTATTGCAGCTGTTGCGGGGTGTACCAGTCCTTAGAGTCCTTCCATTGGTCAAACGTATATCCTCGCATATAAGCTGGTATACCGCTTAACTCTGCCCATTTCTCATAAGGTCTGGTTTCTTTTGGACCAGGTATAACAACCTTGTTACCTTTCTCGTCCATGTAATAGCCTTGCGAATAATCTTTGTATTGCTTGGCTAGTCTACTTTTTTGCTCTGGTGTCATGGACTCTACAAATTGCTTATACAGAGGCGCAATCTGTGGATCTTTGGTCACACCATAATGAGACACCCAATCAGCCAGTATGTCAGATGGCTTTGTTTTGGCATTCATAATCTCGACTGCTGAAGTTTTGCCTTTTGCCCAAGACGGTAGATCACCACCCTGGTAGAACTCCAGCATATACGGAGGCTTTGCCACAGGAGCGTACTTGAATGCTAGATCCTGTTTTGCCATGATAGGGTAGGCTTTCTGTGTTTCTTGCCACAGCTGCGCCCCTCGGTCCTTTGCAACCGCATCCAGTATCGCTGTGTCTACTTTAGGTGCAGCGGGTGTATCAGGAACTGGTGGAGTTGTATCAGCCAATTTGCGCCCCATCTTTTAGCTGGGCAATCGCCAGACCGCCCGTGTATTGGAAGTGTGCCAACTCTTTAAAGTGCACCCACTTACCCGCCCAATCTAGACCAGCTTGCTCACCAAGAGAGCCAATAGTTGCCCAAACTGGATGAGATCCATCCCAATCAGGCTTGCCATTAACCAGAGGCACAACGTCCACAGCACAGCGATAGTTGTGATAAGACTCACCAGGTCCAGCATTTGTAACAATGTTGCCTGGAGCTGTTCGTCCTTGAGCATAAAGTGCAGCTTGGCTCTCATTGTCTCTGTAAGTGGACGTAACGAGGAGCTCAATTCCAGCATCCTTGCATAAGGAGATGAACTGCTCGACTTTGGTTTTGACTTCTGGGAGGAGTTCATTTAAATCTCTAGAGTTGATCATTTTGTCACCGTAGGTTGTGATTGATGGAGGAGCTGATCTTTAGCCTGGCTACCAGCAGATGATCCAAAATAGAACGCAATAACACCCGTCCAGGCTGTGGACAGGCTACCCAGCATAATCATTAACTCATCTGATTTGGTGACCTTGTCCGTCATCAAAGCGTACAAGATGCCAAAAAATCCAACTGTGATGCCAATGGCTAAGAAAGGTGGAATATAGCTGTGAGTGTTGGACTGCATATTCCTAGCAGAATTTCGGTCTTCTACCGCTAACTTCTCAAAGTCTAGTCCGAGCTCCTGTGCTTTGGCTTTCAAAGCAATCTCAGCTTGCTGCACAGATGCGATCTGATCAGCTGTCAGTTTGCCATCATCTAGCATCTTTTTGGCATCGTCTTGGGAGATGCCCATGACTTTGGAAACTGCCTCATAAGCAATACCGCCTAGTGGACCTCCTAGAGCGGTTGCGATGGTGGGGGCTATTTGAGCTAACCAGTTCATGTCTAATCCTTACAGTATTTGGGTAGATACCCTGTCTCTCTGAAAATGTTGTAGCACTCTACTTCTTTGCTATTTTGCTCGAACTTTCTGTGAAACTCAATAT